CTTCGGCGAACGTTATGACGCGCTCCGATCCTTCCTGGTGATCTGTCCGGGGGAATACGCCACGAGCTATCTGCACCCGGAGCGCGGCCTCCTCTGCCTGCGGCGAGTCGAGGACCGCTGGGCCGCGTTCTCGGACCCCGAGTTCAGCATCGACGACGAAGACACGGAACTGACCGAAGCGGAGGTCGTTCTCTACCGACTGGACATGGTCGGGTTGCGGGAGCGGCTACGGACGGCCCTTGGAATCGACGCGCCATCGAGCAACGCCGGTCCGGGGATCGAATGCCTGGGCACCTGCACACTCGGACCGAAGCGTCGTCGGGTGTTCTGGGTGCAGGCGAAGGATGACGCCGCCGCGGTCATGCAAAGTCAGGAAGTCATCGCCCGGGTCGGCGCCGAGGGTTGCGCGGTCGTCACCTCGTTGAGCGAGATGGTCGACCGGATGTTGACGGCCGCGGGCGTGTCCGGTGTTGGGCTCAACGAACGGATCACGCCGACGCCGGGCGGGTTCGAGGGCGGCTGCGGCATCGCCTGTCGACATCTGGCGCCACGGGACCTGCCGGTTCACGAACTAAAGGACCACCTGGACACGCGCCTCGACACGCTCGGCGAGCGCGTGATCGCCATCAACCAGGAGAACGAGACCTTGAAGCGGAACCTGGCCCGGGTGCTGACCGAGCTCGCCCGGCGGGTGGATCCAACATTCCTCGCGTGGGTGTTCGTGATTCTGGCGGCCGGCTCGATGCGGGGCGCCGCCCAGGCCTTGCAGATGCCTCGATCGAGTCTGGAACGACGGCTCCGGGAATTCGCGGATCGCGGTGGGGTCTACGCCCTCCTGTACTCGACGTTGGAAATCCGCCGCAAAGGCCTTGGCCAAGCGCCCATCGAGAGGTTCAACGAGGTGTTCCTCGACCATCAGCAACAGGCCGATTCCTGTGGACCCGACCTGTGGAGCGAGGTCATGGAAGGCTTGGAGGCCTTGAACCCCGATAACTGGCGCCAGGTCCGTGACGAACTGATGGAAGTACTGCGCCAAGGGCAATAGGCCGGTGCGTGGGCCACTTTTGGGCCACCTGCCCAAAGTGGCCAAAACGCTGGTGATGAGGGGGTAGCAACGACGCTACCCCCTCTTTTGTGCCCGGAATGGGCCACCCGCTGGGTTGGTGAGATGAAGATCACCGACCGGCGAATCAGGCGCTCCCGGGCGAAAGCCCCGGTGAAGCCGCTCCCCCCGACCGAGCGGGGCCTCCGGTTCTACCACCTTCTCGCTCTCGCTGAGGAGGGCAGCAAGACGGCCGCCGCGGATCTCTTCCGCGAGTTCGGCTTCCGGTTCGGGGAGGACGCGCCATGAACCGGGTCGAGGAATTCCTCCAGATCCTCCTGGCGGCCTCGGACGCCCGCAAGGAGGCCGCCCTTAGCGTCCTGCGCGGCCACGCCCAGGCCGTCGAGCCCGGCTCCCAGCCGCTGACCTTTGAGCCCCTCCTGACTCGCGCCGAGGCCGCCCGCCGGTTGGGCGTCACCCGACAGGCCCTGATCCTCTGGAAGGTGCCCGCGACTTCGGCCATCGGCCGCAAGCGGTACCGGCTCTCGGACATCCAGACCTACCTCAGTTCGGAGGCCTTCCAGCGTCGGCGCGCCGCGATTCGCGCCAAACGAAAGTCTTCGGAAGCCAACCGGCAACCGACCTCAACAAACGCAACCCAGCCAACCAAGAAAGGAAACTGACCCATGGCCGTACTCACTCAACCCACCGACAACAGCAATCCGTTCATCGATCAGATCGGGGAAGCCCTTGCACCCGCCGGCACCTTCATCGCGACCGTCATCGACGTCCGTGACGAGTTCGGAGTCGTTCGCACGAAGTTCCAATCCACGGAGACCGAGAAGGTCGACCTGACGACTTTTCTCTTCGGCTTCCGCGACGCGAAGGGCCAGCCCTTCAAGGTGGCCAGTCGCCGCATGAAAATCTCGGGCAACGAGAAGTCGACCCTGTTCGGATTCCTGAAGGGGCTGCTCGGCAAGGCCCCGGAGTACGGCTGGGACTACGTCGCCCTCAAAGGTGCGAAGTGCCTGCTCACGGTCGAGCACGTGAAGCGCAAGGACGGCGTCGGAGTCTTCGCTTCAATCGCCTCTCTGTCGCCGGTGCCGCCGGGATTGGCCACGCCGGCGGTTCTCGCCGCGCCAGCTCCAGCCCCGGTTCCCGCGCCCGTCGCTCCGCAGCCGGTCGCAGCCCCGCGTCCGGCACCCGCGCCCACGACGCCGAGCATCGTGGCCGATGACGTCGACATCCCCTTCTGATCATGAAGCCCTGCATCCAATGCGGCCGGCTTCTGCCGCTTGAGCGCTTCTACGTACATCCGCAGATGGCCGACGGTCATCTCAACAAGTGCAAGGAGTGCTGTATCGAGTACGCCCGCCGACGGCGCATCGACGCGCCCGACGCGGTCCGAGAAAACGACCGGCGCCGCAGCCGAAGCCTCCGCCGGAGGCAATGGCGAAGTCGCTTCGAGCCTCTGCAAAGGCAGAGGCATCCGGAGAAATACCGCGCCCACACCGCCGTCAACAACGCGATCCGGGACGGTCGTTTGGTGCGCCAACCGTGTGTGGTCTGCGGTGAGAATCGAGTCGAGGGCCACCACCCCGACTACGACAACCCTCTGCACGTCGTTTGGCTGTGCCCCGATCACCACCGGATGGTTCACACCTCCGCACTGTCCGTCTGAACCCCAACCCCAACCACGCGGGGAGGATCGGCCGCAGGTCCTCCCCGCACTTCCTCCCAATCTTACCATGGCAGTCTTGAGCAAGAACAAGGTCCCCGCCGGTCATTGGTACCGCGAGGACGGTACGCCGGTTCATCGTCTTCCGACCTCCGACGGTCGGGGCGAGCGTCCAACCACGATCCGCGACGCCAAGCGCCTCGGCCTCTACCCGAGCGTCACCGGCATCCTCGGCATCCTGGCCAAGCCCGGTCTCGAAAAGTGGAAGCTCGACCAGGTCGCCCTCGCCACGCTCCGCACTCCAAAGGTTCAGGAAGAATCCGAGGACTACTGGTGCAACCGGGTCCGCACTGTGGCCTTCGAGCAGGTCGAGCAAGCCGCTGACCTCGGCACGATGATTCACGGTGCGCTCGAGGCCGCGATGGCGGGCGAGCCCTACGCCGAGGACCTGCGCACCTACGTCGAGCCCGTGCTCGCGTGGAAGCAGCAAGTCGGCATTGAAATCGTCGACCGCGAATCCCGCCTCGTGAATCGGCAGCATGGATTCGCCGGCACCGCCGACGTGCTCTTCCGGTACGGCCGAAACGGCATCGGCATCCTCGACTACAAGACCCGCAAGACGAAGCCGGGCGAGGACGTTCAAGCCTACGACAACCAGGCCATGCAGCTTGCGGCGTACGGCGCCACGTATTGGGGCGAGGAACACATCGGCCGAGTCCTTGCGGCCAACATCTTCATCTCGACGACGGAACCCGGACGCGTGGTCGTCGTGAAGCATCCCGATCCCACTCGCGACTGGCAGGCCTTTCGCATGGTGGCCGCGCTCTGGCGCTACAAGAACGGCTACGACCCTCGCAAGGCCGACCTCGGATGATCGCGGAACCCGTCATCCTGACGCCAGACGTGTGGGCATCGAAGCCGGCCGGTGACCTGGTCGCCATCGACTTCGAGACCTTCTACACGTCGGCCTACTCGGTGAAGGAACTGGGCCACTGGGCCTACTGCCACGACCCGCGATTCCACGCGTATCTCGTGGCGGTCACCGATGGCGAGCGGACCTGCGTCTGCGCCCCACGACAGTTCCCGTGGGCGAGCATCGCGGAGCGGCGTTGGGTCAGCCACAACCGCGACTTCGACCGCGCCGTGTTCGAGCGGCTCCGCGAGTTGGGGGCGATTCCATCGGACGCCCGCGGTCCCGCCGAATGGCATTGCTCCTCCGCCCTCTGCGCCTTCCTGCAACTCCCCCGGGACCTCGCCGGCGCAGTGAAGGCCGTCTTCGCTCAGACACTCGACAAGGCGCCGAGGTCCCGGGCGAAGGGCTGGAACCCGATGGAAGACGGATTCCTCGCCGTCGAGATGCGCCGCTATGCCGGTCGAGACGCGTTGGCCTGCCTCGCCCTTTGGAACCACCAGGAGCGCCACTGGCCGGCGCACGAGCGCCGCCTTTTCGAACTGACGTCCGAGATGGGCCGGCGGGGGCTTTGCGTCGAGTGGGAGCATGTTCGGGCGAGTCGCCAAGGCCTCCAGGAGTTGGTCACCGAGATGTCGGCGGGGCTGCCCTGGGACCGGGCGCTGTCGATCAAGTCGTTCCGCGCCGCCTGCCAGTTGAAGGGCGTCGAGGCCCCGGCCAGCACCTCGGCGAAGGACCCGGGCTTCATCGAGTGGGCGGACGCGAACCCGGAATCGGTGGGCACCGGCTGGGCGCGGGACATGCAGCGCATCCGTTCGGCAAACCGGACTGCCCGGGTGCTCGAAGCGATGGAGGCGCGGCGGATGCCGAACGGCAGGATGGCCTACGAGCTGCGGTACTTCGGGGCCAGCACGGGCAGGTGGTCCGGCGGCGGCGGGCTGAACCTCCAGAACCTGAACCGGAAGACCGCCGAGGGCGTTGACCTCCGCAGCGCCATCGTTGCCCCACCCGGACGGGTGCTCGCCGTCGTCGACTACAGCCAGATCGAGAGCCGGGTGCTGCTCTATCTCGCCGGGGACACCGAGGCCCTGCGCCTCTTCCGCGAAAACCCGGAGGCCGACGCCTACGAGATCCACGCCCGCCGGACGATGGACTACGCCGAGCCCGAGCCGCTGAAGGGCTACTGCGACCGAACTGGATCCGGACTTCGCCAACTCGCGAAGGCCCGCGTGCTGGGCCTCGGCTTCGGATGTGGGTGGCGGAAGTTCATAGAGGTGGCCCGGGTTATGGCGGGCCTCGAACTCTCGGACGCGGAGTCCAAGCGGATCGTGACCGAGTTCCGCGATTCCAACCCGCTCATCGTCGACCTATGGGACCGGCTTCAGGCGGCGTGCGAAGCCCGGGACGGCCAGCACTACGCGCTGCCGCTGCCGGTCGCGCAACACGACCCCGCGTCGAAGCGGTTCCTGCTTTACCGCGATATCAGCGTCACCGACGACGGCATCACCTGCACCGTGGGCGGTGAGCGCATCCGGGTCTACGGCGGCCTCCTGGCCGAGAACTGGACGCAGGCCACCGCCCGCGACGTTCTCGCCTACGCGTGGCTCCGATGCGCCGACGCCGGCTTCCTACCCGTCCTAAGCGTCCACGATGAACTCGTGTTCGAGCTTCCCGAGGTCTCCGCCCGCGAGGACCTCGAATGCATCACCCGGGTGATGGAAACCCCAATGCCTTGGGCGCCCCACCTCCCCCTGAGGGTCGAGGGCAAGCTCATGAACGCCTACTCGAAGTGACCGACGTGGCCACCCTCTACCCATTCTCGAACCGGACCTTGGAACGGCTGCGGGCCATGCCACCCCAAGGGCAAACGCATCGGTGGTTCTCCCAAGTGGCGGCGGGACTCGTCGGGGTCTTCACCGCTCAACAGTGCTTTCGATTCCTCCGGCGATGCTGCGACGAATTGGTGACTCATCGCAGCGTGCCCGACCGTGAGATTCAGGCGGCAATCGAGTTCGCCTACAGCGGAACGGGCTCACCCCTCAACTTCGGCCGGAAGGCTCTGACCTGGCCGGAGCCGTCGCCAGCACTCATCGCGAAGACCCTCGCCACGGCGCCCCCAGCTTTCGCTGACACCGGCACGGACGGCCCGGGGGCAGACCATGTCCTTGCCGCCTTGTTCGAGCCCGGTGAACTCGTGTGCACCGGCCGGAATCAAGAGCAGGCCCTCGTGCGGCCGCTCGAAGCGAGCCTCGCGGACGCGCATTGGCAGCAGTTCGTCGTCGTCAACCCGATGCGCGGCGAGTTCGCGGTCAACTACGAGGGCGACCTCTCTGCTCGCTGCCAGAACAACGTGAAGCGCCGGCGGTATCTCGTCGCCGAGTGTGACGACCGGACCATCTCGAAACCGCAGCAGGCGCAGCTTATCGGCCGACTGGCCCAATTCGCGCCTCTGGTTCTCGTCGTCGATTCCGGGGGCAAGAGCCTCCACGCCTGGTTCCGGATCGAGGACTGGTGCCCACGCGAGCAGGCCAAGTTCTTCGCCGCCGCCTGCCTCTTGGGCGCGGACCCAACGCGTTGGGATGTCTGCGGCTGGCTGCGAATGCCGGGCGGACTCCGGGTGGAGAACGGCTGCCCTCAAACCCGTCAGCGGGTCCTCTACTTCAACCCCTGAAGAAAAGTCGCGCCCTGTGCCCAAGACACCTCTCGACATCATGCTGGAAGAGTCAATGGCTCCCAAGGAAGCCGAGGCTCTGCAGGCCGAGATGGCCACGATTCAGACGCTCCCGCCGTCGCGGAAGCTGCGCGAACTGCGGCGATCCGACCCGGAGCTCGACGCGAGCGACCTCATCTCCGAGCGATTCCTCTACCGCGGCGGGGTCTGCCTTCTGGTCGGTCCGACGGGCGCCGGGAAGTCCTCCCTCCTGATGCAGCTCGCGATTCACCTGGCGGTCGGCAAAACCCTGTTCGGTCTCCAGCCCGGCGCGGTGTACCGCAAGAAGGGCATGCGAATCCTGCTGGTTCAGGCCGAGAACGACGAAGCCGAGCTCGCGAAGATGCGCGACGGTGTTCTCCAGGGCACGGAGACCCTGTCGGATGACGAAAAGGCTCAGGCTCAGGATCGAATCATCGTCTGCACGATCAACGACCGGAGCGCCGACCGCTTCGCCCTGGCCCTCGACGCGCTCCTGACGGAGCTCGGTCCATTCGACTTGGTCATCGTCGATCCCGCCTTCGCCTACCTCGGCGGCGACTCGAACAGCCAGAAGGACGTCAGCCGCTTCATGCGGGAGCTGCTGAACCCCCTCCTGCAACGCCACGACGTGGGCCTCATCCTGGCCCACCACACGAACAAGCCCCCGCAGGGGAAGGAAAAGAGCAGCTGGGCTGCGGGCGATTTCGCCTACCTCGGTGCCGGCTCCGCCGAGTGGATCAACCCATCTCGCGCGGCGCTGGCCATCCGTTCCATCGGTTCGGACAGCGTCTTCGAACTCCGGGCACCCAAGCGTGGCAAGAACCTCGGCTGGGAGGACTGGGATGGCGAACCGACCGTCCGCCGCTACATCGCCCACTTCAAGGTCAAGGGCGTCATCTGCTGGCGCGAGGCCGAACGCGAAGAGGTCGAGGAACTGATGGCCGAGGACAAACCGGGGCGCCGTCGGAAGCTGAACCCCGTCGAGGTCCTGCACTGCATCCACGCCCGCGAAGGCCAGAGCCAGCGGACCTACCGGGGCCTGATCCGGGTTGTCTTCGGCTCCTCCGAGTCGTCGATCCACGATGCGATCGGGCTCGCGGTCACCAAGGGTTGGATCCGGTTCACCACCAAGGGGAAGCAGAAGCTCTACGCCCTCACGGAGAAGGGAAAATCTATGGTCGACTTGAATCCGACCACAACCGACTGGCGGGGACATTGGTCGGAAATGCCAAGCGAACAATCCTGACCATATCAATCCACTCAACAACAGGCACTTAGCCAAACACTCATGCAACCAATGGTCGGTCAGAAATTCTATGGTCGGAAATCCCGCCCCCTAAAGGGGGACGGGAGTTTCCGGCCAATCGGGCGGAGGGCGTCGAAATGAAAGGCCTCTCCCCCACCCAGCGGACCCTTCGCGCCCTACGCGAGCAGGGCCTCGTCTGCGCCATCGTCGAGAAGTGGAACCCCTACGGTGGGCCTCACGGAATCCGCCAGGACCTTTTTGGCATTCTGGACATCCTGGCCCTCGACCCTCAGCGCGGCGTCGTGGGCGTCCAGTCCACCGGTCAGGACTTCGCCGGCCACTTCCGCAAGCTGACCGAGGAGAAGGCGCAGGAGTGCCTCGACTGGCTGACCACCCCCGGCACCGCCCTCGAACTCTGGGCGTGGCGGAAGGTGAAGGCCCAGCGCGGCGGCAAGGCGCTGATCTGGCAGCCCCGGGTCCAGGTTCTGACCGCCACCGACTTCCAACCCCGCCAGGAGGGCGCGACGTGAGCCCCGGCTACGACGACGAACGCCTGTCCGACGCCCGGGACCCTCTGGATGCCCGCGATCAGGGCTTTGACTGGCAGGGCCTCTACCGCCAGCTCAGCGAGGACGCCCAGGACGAACACAACGACAAGCGAACGTCCGAGGCTGTCGTCCGGTTCCTCGCCCTCCTTCTGCCTCCCATGTCCGGTCGCCGCATCCAACCGGAGTCCATCGGCCTGCGCCTGATCGCCCTCGCCTGGGTCCTGAGCCCGGCCTACTTCGAGGGCAGCCCGTCCATCGCCCGTCTGGCCAAGCGCTGCGGGGTCAGGACCGCCGCCCTGGCCAACTTCACGGGCTACTACAGCCGCCTCCTGAGGTGGCGCAACCGGGGCCAGCGCCACGCGTGGAACTGGTTTCGGAAAGGCACGCCGACCCACCGCGGCGCAGGGGGCAAATCCAAGGTGAAGCGTAACGTTCCCGACTCTGGCGATGGGGCGGCATCCGACACCCGGTCACCGAGTCAGGCACCTGCCTCAAGGCAGCGAGAAACAGCCGGCCGGCGTGGTGGCGGTGTCGCCCCTTCCAACACCGAACGATGAACGAGAACCGACAACCTCGGCGCGAGGTGAAGCGTAACGTCCCGCACTTCGCTGACGAGGGCGCCGCCGCCCCCTTGGGGGTAGGAAATCTTTTCCGCCCCCGGGGTGGGCAGGAGGTGTGGCGTCAGCCCTGACAACGCGCATGAACGAGCGAAAACCAAAAAAACGCGGGGAAGTTCCAAACCCGGCCCCGGAATCAACCCCGGCGAACCCGCCTGAACCTTCCGCTGGCCCGGCGGTCAACTGCGCCTTCGACGAGCTGGTCCCGCTCGAAAAGCTGGTGCCCAACCCGCGAAACCCGAACCAGCACCCGCAGAGCCAGGTCGCGCTCCTGGCCAAGGTGATCGGACATCAGGGGTGGCGCTCGCCGGTTGTGGTCTCGACGCGGTCGGGCTTCATCGTTGCGGGCCACGGGCGCTACGAGGCGGCGAAGGCGCTCGGCCTGTCGGTGGTGCCCGTCGACTACCAGCACTTTGCGACCGAGGCCGACGAGTGGGCGCACCTGATCGCCGACAACAGGCTAGCCGAACTCGCCGAGGCGGACGAAGCGGCGCTGAAAGCGCTGCTGGGCGAGTTGCAGGCCACCGAGCTCGACATGGATCTGTCCGGGTTCGACGCGATCACGCTGCAAGGCCTCCTGGCTGGCTCGGGCGACCCCGAGGCGCCCGCCGACTTCCCCGCGGTCGACGAGAAGGTGCCGACCGAGTTCCAGTGCCCCCGTTGCAGCTTCAAGTGGTCGGGCAAACCGTCGTGAAGACCGAGAAGCCACCCTACCGCGTCCCGAGCATGGCGGAGATCGCCGCCGTGCCGTGGAACGGCTTCACCGCCATCTCGACCTTCAGCGGATGCGGCGGCTCGTGCCTCGGCTACCGGATGGCGGGCTTCCGCGTCGCGTGGGCGAGCGAGTTCATCCCGGCGGCTGCCGAGGTCTACCGTGCCAACCACCCCGACACGATCCTCGACACCCGCGACATCCGGGAGGTGCAGCCCAGCGACATCCTCGAAGCGGCAGGCCTCAAGGCGGGTGAACTGGACCTCATGGATGGGTCCCCGCCTTGTGCCTCGTTCTCGACCGCCGGCAAACGCGAGAAGCACTGGGGCAAGGCGAAGAAGTACTCGGACACCGTCCAGCGCACCGACGACCTGTTCTTCGAGTTCATCCGACTGCTGGACGGACTGAAGCCCAAGGTGTTCGTCGCCGAGAATGTCAGTGGCCTCGTGAAGGGCGTGGCCAAGGGCTACTTCCTCGAAATCCTGGCGAAGCTGAAGGCCTGCGGGTACCGGGTCGGGGTGAAAGTCCTGGACGCTCAGTGGCTGGGCGTCCCGCAGGCGCGGCAGCGGACGATCTTCATCGGCGTGCGCGAGGACCTCGGGCGGCTCCCAGTGTTCCCGAAGCCCCTGCCGTACCGCTACACGCTCCGCGACGCCCTGCCGTGGATCGTGCGCGGGAAGTACGGGCCGACTTGGAAGCCGGCGGACGCACCCTCGCCGACCGTCAGCGCGCACGGGTCGTACAATCCGGTGACCAGCCACCAAGGACTCGAACTCGTCGAGGCGGTCGTCCACGACACCAAGGGAAAGTTCCCCTCCGCCGGCGACATCACCGACCGGCCCAGTCCGGCGATCACTGTGATGGGGCGCAACCAATTCTCGGTTCAGATTCGCGGCGGTACCGGCGCGGCGTTCGACCAGAAGGGCCAGGCGTTCGATCCCGACAAGCCGTGCCCCACGGTGCTGGGAACGAAACCGAACCAGTTCGCGGTCGAAGGCCTCGACATGTCGCGCTTCGCCATCGGCAAAGAGTGGGATCGACTCAAGCCCGGCGAATCGTCCGACCGCTACTTCAACCTTGTGCGACCACATCCCGACGCGCCGTGCCCGACCATCTGCGCCAGCCACGGGCATCCCGGAATCGCCAGCGTCACTCACCCGACCGAGAAGCGGAAACTGGCCATCGCCGAGTTGAAGCGCATCTGCGCGTTCCCCGATGACTTCGTGCTCACCGGCACCTACGGCCAGCAATGGGAGCGTCTCGGGCGCGCCGTGCCCCCCGTCATGATGGCAGCCATCGCCCGAACGATTCGGGATCAGATCCTCGAACCCCGAAATGAATCCGCCTCCTAACACACAGACTCGATTCAGCCGCCATCCGACAATCCCGGAGCTTTGGCTTGAAATCGGAACCGGGACGATCTGGACCTCGAAGGTGGGGACCAACAGTCCGGTCGTGCTGGATCATCCCGTGAGGGTGAAGAACCAGCGTCTCGATCAACTGGGCTACCTCATTGTCTCCACCCGTCGGCGCGGCATGACGTACCCGGTGCGGGTGCATCGGGTTGTCGTCGAATGCCTGATCGGAAAGGCGATTCCGGCAGGGATGGTGGTCGATCACATCGACGGCGATCGCACTAACAACGCCACCCACAATCTCAGAGTCGTTCGGCCTGCCGATAACTGCCGCAACATGAGGAAGACTCCGTCACACAATCAGTCTTCTGGAATGATCGGGGTCTGCTTCTATCGCAGGACGGGGCGCTGGAAAGCCCACATCACGATCAACAATCGGCATTGTCACCTCGGGTACTTCGCGACTCGCGAGGAGGCTCGTGAGGCGTATCTCAAGGCGAAGAAGGAGCACCATGGCATCCCAATCTCAAACCTGGATTCCCGCACATTGGTCCTTTCGCAATAAGGCGGTCGCGAAGCGTTTCGACCAGCACGTGCGCGAGTCGTTGCCGTTCTATGACCTCGCGACGAACGCCGTCGCCCACTTCGGTCGCCACTACATCCCGAACGGTGGCCGTGTGTACGACATCGGGGCCTCTACCGGGAATGTCGGCAACGCGATGCGGGAGACGCTGACGCAGCGGAAAGCGAAGTTCACCGCCATCGACGAAAGCCAGGAGATGGCGGACCGGTACGCCGGCCCGCCACAGCTCGTCGTCGCAGACGCCGTCAGCTTCGCCTACGAGCCCTTCGACTTCGCGGTGGCCTTCCTGGTCTTCATGTTCCTGCCCGTCGCCACGCGGGGTTCATTCCTGCGGCGGTTGCAGGGGCTGACGAAGCCGGGCGGCGCCCTCGTGATCCTCGACAAGATCCAGATGCCGCCGGGGTACGTGGGCACGGCGTTCAGCCGGTTGACCCTCCAGCAAAAGCTCGCTGTGGGCGCCGAGCCGGCCGCGATCCTCCAGAAGGAGCTTTCCCTCGCCGGCTACCAGCGTCCGTTCGACACCCGGCTCCTTCCGAAGACGGCGCGGGTGTTCTTCCAGGTCGGCGAGTTCGTCGGCTGGATCATCGAGGCACCGGAGGCCTGACCCGTGGCCGACACCGGCACCATCGACACCGCGCAACTGATCCGCCTGTCGGGCCTGACCGACCGGCGATTGCGCGAACTCGCCCGCGAAGGCTGGCTGCCAGCACCGGACAACGGGCGTTACCAACTGGTGGGCGCCATTCAAGGTCTGCTGCGGTACTACCGGGAGAAGGACGAGAAGCGCACCGTTCAGGAGTCCTACGACAGCATCACGTCGTGCTCGGCCGGCACAGGCATCCCGACCACCGCCATCAAGCACGCCAAGCGGTCCGGGTGCTCAGCCTTCCGGGGCAGCCGAGTCTACCTGGCGCCCCTGATCCGCTGGTTGTTCGAGACGCCGAACCGATCCCCAGTCAACTACGAGCAAGAAAGGGCGCAGCACGTCGTCCTCCAGAACGCCAAGCTGAAGGTTCAGATCCGGGAGTTGAAGCGCGAGCTGATCCCGGTCGAGGAGGTCTCCCATCTCGGCGCGGAACTGGGCTCAGCCATCCGGACCGTGGTCACCCGTCTGCATCGGGTGGCCCCCTCGCTGGTCGGGCATCCGGTCGAAATCGTCGAGGCCCGCCTGAAGGACGGAGAGGACGAGGTCCTCAAGCAGCTTCACACCATCGACGAGCGCCTCAAGGGCTGGCAGCGGACGGCTTCCGAGTAGCGCCTCGGCTCTTCACTGGTCCCTGCGGCCCCTGGCCCTTTACGAGGCTCGCTGTATGGACCTTGCTTCGATCCCTGAAACCATCCGCACCATCATCGACCAAGCGGGAGGCCTCGGCCTCCGCGGGGCCTTCACCTACATCGGCGCGCAGGAATTCCGCTACCGCTGCGCCCAAGCCGAGGGCGAGTACCGCTCCGCCTACCGTTCCCGCCTGACCTCGGAGGGTGGCCCGCCCCGCGTCGAGTTCGACGTCGGCCTGCAGGCGCGGGTGAACGGCAAGCCCGGTCGGGCGTGGACTCTCATCATCGTCTACGAGCCCGACGACACCTACACCGTCTGGCTGGTGGAAGGGCACACGCGGCGGAAGGCCGAATCCATGGTGCTGGCCTGCGTCCTCGACGTGTACTGCGACACGCTCCAGTCGGTCATTGAGGAGACCTACGACCGCGCCATCGGCGAGCACAACCAAGGCTGCATCCCACTGGGCTGACCATGAATCCACCCACCCCTCGCCGTCGGCGCACCAAGGACAACCACGAGTTCGGTGTCATCCGGCTCCGGGAACTCCCCGTGCCCATCACCTGCTGCGATTCCCCGGACCGCATCTACGACTTCTGGATGGCCAACATCGCCACGGCGTCTTGGTACAACCCGGACGTGGAGTGCCTCTGCGCCATCCACCTCAACACCCGGCGCCGGGCGACGGGATTCCACCTCGCGGGCATCGGGACCCTCGATACCGTCCTCATGACGCCCCGGGAACTCTTCCGCACCGCCATCGTCCGCAATGCCGCCGCGATTGTCGTGGCCCACAACCATCCCAGCGGTGACCCGCGACCTTCCGAGGCGGACGTCCGGGCCACCCGGGAAATCGTTCAGGCGGGCCGGATCGTCCGCATCGAGGTGCTCGACCATGTCGTGATCGGGCAGTCGGGCCCCGACCACCTGCGCCCGTGGGTCTCCCTCCGGGAGATGGGGACCTTCTACTGAACCCGTTCCATGGAATCCTCGGAGAACCCTTGGACACTCTCACCCTCCCACCGTAGCGAGACTCACGTTCGGAGCGGATCAACCAAACCCCCGCCCCAACCCAAGACCAACATGAAGAAGACCACCGAAGCCAACCAGACCCCGAAGACCACGACCACGACCGAGCCGAAGCCGGCGAAGGCTAAGAAGGCGACCCCGGCCCCAGTGACCGAACAGCCCGCGCCCCAGCCCACCGCCACCTCGGCGAAGGTCGAGAAGCCTGCGAAGGCTTCCAAGGCGGCGAAGTCCGACGCCGACGGCGAGGCCACCGACCGGCTCCCCACCACCCTCGACGAGTTGAAGGAGACCAAGGGCGGCTTCGTCGCCTACCAGTTCCTCACCGGCAAGGACCGGGAGGCCATCGCCAAGGACCTCGCCGCGGCCTTCAAGCTCGGCGAAGCGCAGGCCGCCAAGATCGTGCGCCGGATCACCGGCCGCGTCCGCCTCTACGCCCGGGTGTTCGAACTGGTCCCGGCCAAGAAGGCCTGACCGTCACCCCCCTACGAAACGCCCCTCGGAGACCCCGAGGGGCATTTTCGTGTCCAGGCGGGTCAGCGAGACCGCCACGAGACAGGCCGAGGACCGCGGTAGGCGCTGTCGGAAGGCCCGGGCCGCTACGTCCATCCTGCCCGCGGCGTCTGACAGGCGAGAATCGCCTTCTCGCCCGTGAAGCGTAACGTCCCGCCTTGGGCGTGGGACACGATCCGCGACGCCACCCCCTCATCGAGGGATTCTGCACGGCCTGCAAACCGGCCGACCGCCGTCCTCCTTGGCAGTGGTGCGAGGAACACGTCCAGGTCGACGAGACCTCGCCCATGCCGGGTCGGTGGCGTTCCGACTCGTCCCCGTGGGTGCGCCCCGTGATGGAGGACTTCGCGAGCAACACCATCCGAGACATCGCGGTCCAGTGCGCGGCCCAGAGCGCCAAGACCCAGACCGTCATGAACTGCGCCTGCTGGGCCATCGCGGAAGACCCCGGGCCGGCGATGTGGGTGACGGCGACCAAGGACGAGCTGCGCGACTTCCTCCGGGACCGGCTCACGCCGACCTTCGAGGCTTGCCCCCCCGTCAAGGAGCGGATGGGCGAGCCAACCCTCACCGGGTTCGCTTTCGACGGCATGCCCCTCTACGCGGGCTGGTCGGGTTCGAAGGCGCGGTTGCAGTCCAAGCCCATCCGGTGGCTGTTCTGCGATGAGGTTCGGAACTACCCGCCGGGACGGTTGGAGATGGTGCTCAAGCGGACCCGGTCCTTCTGGAACTCGCGGCGGTTCCTGATTTCGACCCCCGGCACCAAAGGCGATGCCATGGACACCGCCTTCCGCGCCGGGGACCAGCGGGCGTGGCACTTCGAGTGTCCGGCCTGCCATCATCTGCAGCCCCTGCAGTTCGAGCAGCTAAAGTGGGACTCGAACGACGTCACCAAGCCGCGAGGCAAATGGCGCTTCGATGCCCTGGCGGAAACCGTGCGCTACGAGTGCGTGGCCTGCGGGCACCGGATCAAGGACACGCCCGTGGACCGAAGGTGGATCGAGAGCCACGGACAGTTCGTGCCGCAGAACCCTAACGCCCCGAAAGCGCGGGTCAGCTACACGTGGAACGCGCTCCTGCCGCACTGGATCGAGTGGCGGTCCATCGTGGAGGAGTTCGTGGCGGCGGTGGACGCCATGCGGGCGCTTGGAGACATCGAACCGATGTTCACCTTTGTCACCGAGACCCTCGGCGAGCCGTGGGATCTCGACCGCTGGCTGGTCACCAGTGACGATTACCTCCAGGCCCGGCGGGCGGATTACGACTTCGGCGACCCGTGGCCCTTGGAGAAGGCGCGCTTCATCGCGGCAGACCGGCAGGCCCGTGGTGGGGAGCACTACTTCTGGGTGGCGCGGGCCTTCGGCGCGGGTGGGGCCAGCCGGTTGCTCGCCTACGGGCGCTGCAACACCACCGCGGAACTCGAGGAGGTCCGGCGCCAACTGAACGTGCCGCTGGTCAACGCGATGATCGACACCGGCTTCAAGGCCTCGGAGGTCTACCGCTTCTGCATGGCCACCGGCTGGAAGGCGATGAAAGGCGACGACGCGGAGTGGTTCCTCAGTCAGGACCAACGCACCGGCAAGACCGTCCGCCGGGTATGGCGGCGGGTCCTGGTCGACCCGACCCTTGGCGCCCGCCGGGCGAAGGTCCGCCGCCATCTGCCGCTCTTCCAATGGTCCAACCCGAGCATCAAGGATCACCTGGCCCTCTTCACCCACGGCGTGGTCGGGGACTGGAGCATCCCCAAGAAAACCGGGCGCGATTACATCGAGCAGATGACGGCGGAAGTCCGGGAGGAGCGGGAGGACTCGCGGGGGCGGATCAAGGTGCTGTGGGTCCAGAAGCGCCGGGACAACCACTACCTCGATTGCGAGCTGATGATCGACGTGGCGGCGGTGATTTCCGGGTGTCTGAGAAGCGGCGTGCCCGAAATCACTGATCACTCGAAGGGGGAACCATGACGTTCGCTGTACTGCCGGTCTCCTGTTGAAGCCTGCCGACACCGTATCGTCGTAACAACAGGAACGGCAGCCCCATCACCACCGAGATGACTGCGAAGGCCGGAACGAATATGAAGGCGATGATGTACACTCCTGCCTCTTCGACGCCTCCAGCCAGTGCCAGAATCAGAATGACCACCAACGCAACGGACGTGACCACGGACCAGACGCACGCTCGCAGATAACCGCGCAGCAGCCAGTGCAGCATCGTTGCGAGAATCGCAGATGCTCCGAGGTAAACCAGGCCGCCGGACAAGAAGTGCGTGTAGATCTCCACGACCTTTTCGAGCGTCATTTCGGATTCCTCCCGATGGTAGTCTTCGCCGCGCAACTTGCCAGTGACCGACACAGTGTCGAGGGGGATGTGGCCGGGGTCGTCCTCCAGACTCCTCCAGCGTTCTCGAACGCGATGAGCGTTGAAGCGTAACGTTCCCGCTCGGGCGTGACGGCACGTCCACGCGTTGAAGTCCGGATGCTCGTCCGGGCGCTGAAGCTCCAACTGACCGAGGGCCAGACCCTCGTCGGTGCCCTGAACGGTCTGGTGGTCCAGAAGTGGTCCGCCAGTGTGGTCAACGGCCAGACGGTGCTCTCGACCTCGGAGGCCGGCGGGTCGGTGACCTTCACCTTCGAGCGCGCCTACACGCCCGCGGAACTCGCGGTGATGGCGGAGGAGGCCCTCGAATGGGTGAACACCCTCGCCGATCCGGAGAACCCGCCCTTGGACGTGGCCCGGTACAACCGCCTCCACCCCACCTTCCACAAGGCTGTCCTGTGATCCCGTTCCTTCGCCGCCTGTTCCCGCCGGCCCCGCAGCATTCAACTCGATCCGCGCAGGTCCATCCGCCGCAGCCGTCGGCGAACACGGCGCCTGCGGTGACCCCGGTCCGGCACTACTTCGAGGCCCTGAACACGGTCGATCACCGAACGCCGATTCCGCCCACCGGGCTCTACGTCCACCGGCTGCTGTCGAAGTTCAACCGGCTTCAACTGGCCTCGGTCGCCCGTTACCTCTGGGACAACGTCGGCATGGTGTTCTACGCCACCGATCTGGTGGCCAACTACTCGACCCCGATGGTGCCCAGGGCGGCGACCTTGGACCGGAAATGGAACGAGGCCGCCAACACCTTCTTCGACGAGTGGGCGGAGCGGGCCGACTTCACCGGCCGGTTCGACTTCTGGGACCTGCAACGGCTGGGGTCATTCTACCTCGACACCGACGGCGAGGTGTTCGCCCTCTGGACGGACGAGGCCGGATTCCCGCAGGTCCAACTCTTGGAGTCCTGGCGGATCGACAAGCCGACGGTCGCGGATGACCGCATCTTCGACGGGGTCCAACTCGACACGCAGGGCCGGGTCCAAGGCTACTGGCTCGACGGGAAGACCCTGCTCGACGCCAACGCGCTCGTTCACCTCTTCGACCTGGAGCGGTACACCCAATACCGGGGGATGAGCCCCATCCGTCGCGGGGCCAACGACATGCGGGACGCGGGCGACATCAAGGGGTTCCAGAAGGTCCTCTCGAAGCTCTCCACCGTCCTGACCCTCGCCATTCAGGGATCGCCCTTGGAGGAGAACCCGTGGGGGTCCCCACCGGAACCCGCTGGTGAGGCCCCCACCGAGGAGGAACCGCCAGCGGAGGACAACGCCAAGCAACGCAGTTTCACCGTCGCCGACCTGGTTGCGGGCGACATTCCCACCGTTCCGGAAGGGCACGAGCTGAAGCAGGTCAACACTCCCAGCGCCCCGGCCAACAACATCGAGGTCATCAGCTATCTCGCCGGCTGCTTCGTGGCGGGGATGGGCCTGCCACCGGCCTTCTTCCTGGACGAAAAACTGACCGGCCCCAACCAGCGGGCGGTGAACGGCAAGGCGCAACGAAAGTTCGACCGCCGCAAGCAGGTCGCCGCCCGGTTGGGCCGTTCGGCATGGCAGCGGGTCATCGCCAGCGGGATCGCGTCCGGCGTCCTCCCCGCGCCCGAGGGCTGGGCGCGGTGCGATTTCATCGGCCCTTCCAAGATCACCATCGATGCCGGCAGGGAGATGGCTCAGGAGCGTGAGGATGTCGCCCGCGGCCTGATGACGCGCCGGGACCACTACGGCAACCGCGGCCGGTCCTGGCGGCGGGAGACCGACCAACTCTTCGAAGAGATCGACTACATCCTGGACCGCGCCAGGCAGGTCGCCGGCGAGCACGGCATCCCGGTCGAAACGGTCATGTCGAGCTTCGGTTTGGCCTCCGCAAAGGGGGCTCCCACAGGGGGGCAAAACGAAGTGAAGCGTAACGTTCCCAACTCGGGCGACGATGCTCAAAACTTTCCTGACCAAGCTGGCGAGTCAGGTGCCCCTGATTGAGGCCCGCGCCGGGCAGGCACTCTTCAGTGGCCTGTTCGCCCCCGCTGCCGCCGAACCCGATTCCTGGCGCAAGGCCCGAGGGCACTTCGCCCCCCGAACCTCGGTCGAAGGCGGCATCGGCGTGCTCGAAATCAGCGGGGTGCTGGCCTACCGACCTGACCTCGGCGAGCTGATCTTCGACGGTTTCGAGGACAGCGCCGAGGTGCTCAGTGCATTCCGCCGCCTCGAAGCCGACCCGGAGGCGAAGGCCATCGTGCTCGACGTCAATTCGCCCGGTGGGTTCTCGGTCGGTGGCGCGGAGATTGCCGACGCGGTCTTCAAATCCACCAAGCCCACCGTGACGTGGGCGGGCGGCACGATGTGCAGCCTGGCCTACTGGATCGGCTCGCAGTCCAAGGCCGTCGTCGCCTCCCGTTCCGCGCTCGTGGGCAGCATCGGGGCCTACGTCTCTGTGGTGGATTATCACCGGATGCTGGCCAACGCCGGAATCGAGGTCCGGGTGTTCACCAACAAGGAGGGCGCCTTCAAGGCCGCGGGCATGCCGGGGACCGAGATCACGCCCGACCACGCCTCCGAGTTCACCCGCCAAGCCCAGCGGGCCTTCGACGTCTTCCGCGCCGACGTGCTGCGCGCCCGGGAAAGCATCCCCGAGGGCGCCATGCAGGGGCAGGTGTTCGACGGGTACCAGGCCAAGCGCAACGGGCTCGTCGATGTCCTCGGAGACCTCGCCTACGCGAAGGCCGTCGCCCGTCGCTTCAGCAAGTGAAGCGTAACGTTCCCAACTCCGCTGAACGCACATCCAAAGCCATGTCCGACAAGCCCAACATCCAAGACCAGGACGATGTCCTGGCAACCAACGAACGCCTCACGGTCGAGAATGCGAGGCTCCACGGCGAACTGACCGCAGCCAGCGAACTCCTGGAGGCTGCCGGCGCCCAGGCCACGTCTGCCACTCAACGTGCCGACGAACTCGTGGCCCGAGTCGCCACGCTCGAAACTGCCGCGAAGGTGGCTGGTGAGGAATTGATCCGAGTGAAAGCGGAGAACGCCGCCCTGACCGCCAAGATGGCGGACTTTGGCAAGGCCGTCGCTGCCGAGGTTCAGAAGCTCGGCCTCCGACCCAAGGCCGCGGAGCACAAGGAGGCCCCGGCTGACCCTGACCTCACTCCCACCCAGCGCGTCCTCGCCGCCAAGGGCGTCGGCTCCATCCGCGAACTGTCCCCCAAGCTCAACGCCTGAACCCCGTCTCCCGAACCTCAGCCACTCACGAACATGCCCACCACCATCAGCGATCTGTGGATTCCCGACATCTGGCTTCAGACGATGCGGGAGAAGCAGGCCACGTTTCCCACGCTCCTGAACTCCGGAGTGGTGGTCGACAACCCCAAGGCCACCGAACTCGCGTCCGGTCCTGGTGAAGTCGCCACCATCCCGTTCTTCAAGGACATCACCGACCAGGACGACGAGATCCAGGTCGAGAACGCCGAGCCCACGGTCGACAACAAGATCACCAGCGGCCAGATGAAGGCCGTCGCCTGCAACCGGGTCTGCAAGAGCTCGGCCACGGCGTTCGCCGCCCAACTGTCCGGCGAGGAGCCCGTCGGCGAGATCGTCGCTCAGATGGCGCAGCGCCGGCTCAAGCAGCGCCAGAAGACCCTGCTCGCGATGGTCCGCGGGGCCTTCGGTTCCACCGGTGCCTCCGGCGTGGCGGCTCCCCTGAAGCCGGTCCGGGTCGATGCCTTCGACGAGTCCGGCACCGATGCCACCTCGGCCCAGCTCATGGGCATCGAGCTGTTCATCCAGGCCAAGAGCCTTATGGGCGAGCTCGCCGATGACCTCATGGACGGCGCCCTCTGGCTCCATCCGACCATCCTCGCCGCGCTCGAACTGGCCGACGAGACCAGCTTCGACAAGGCCTCTCACGGGCCTTGGACCATCCGCACCTACCGCGGCATCCCCATCTACACTTCGGAGGCCTTGGTGCGCGCCGGCACCACCAACGGGTTCGTGTACGACACCTACCTGCTGGCCAAGGGGATCATCGCCAAGGGGGAGAAGCCGCAGAAGACCGACGTGGTCGACGTGGCCGCGCTCCAGATGGAGAAGAAGTTCGGGCTCAACAACGAGATCATCTACGACCGGACCCGGTTCGTGCTGCACCTGAACGGCATGAAGTGGGTCGGGACCCCGGCCGCGGAAAGCCCCAGCAACGCGGAGCTGGGCACCATCGCCAACTGGAACCTCGTGCTGGGCACGGCCAACCGCGTCGGGGCCGTCTGCATCCGCACCAACGGCTAAGTGCTGCGCACGGCCACCACGCCATGAGCACTCCCAAGGTTGACCCATACCCCGAGCCGGTGGCGCTGACCGCCATCGACCTCAAGCACCTCACGCGGGCGCAGGGCGAGAAGGGCCGGGACTCCCGGATTCGCCGTCTCGCTCGGCGCAACCGCGATGTGGCCTGGCTGCTCGCCGAGCACCAGCGCCTCGCCACCACCAAGCCCAAGAAGGCCAAGCCAGCCGAAACCCCGTGACGCTGACCGAACAGGCACGCATGGCTGGGATTCAGTCCCAGCTCGCGGTTCGCGGTCGTACCGTGACTCACGTCCGGAGCGGCCTGCTGTTCCGTGCGCTGGCGGATCACCAGCCGGGCTTCAAGGCCCGGCCGGCAGCCGAGGGCGAGTACGCGTTCGGGGCGGAGGAACGTTCGGAGGACAGCCTCCACATCCTCCGCTCCGACCTCGCAGACACCCAGATCGCCGTCGGCGACGAACTCACGGACTCGAATGGTCGCAGTTTCCGCGTGGTGGCGGTCGAGGATTCGCCCCACAACCTCCTGATTCGCTTCACCGTGGAGGTGGCCCGTGCTTGATCTGACGGTCAACGCCCACGGGTTCAACGATGCCGTCACCCGGTACGTCCTCACGCTCGGAAAGGACGCCCGTGGCGCGGTCCGGCAGCAGTCGATGCTGCTCGGTCGGAAGCTCGTTCAGTTCACGCCGCCGGGGACGCGGGCGCAGGGTCGCAAGGCCGTGGCCCGCGACATCCGACGGGCGGTCACGCCGATCCGGGCCTCGGACTTCGAAGCTCCCAGCATCAAGAAGCTGATCCGCAAACGCGATTACGCCGGCCTCGAAGTCGTGTTCTCGCGCTTCAAGCAGGGCGGCTTCGCTGGCTTCCAGGTCCTGCCGTTCTCCGCGGAACTCCACCGCTCGCGCCGTGACAAGCGCGGTCGGGTGACCCGCTCCGCGAAGGTCGCCACGCCGGATGCCCCGCAGGTCCGCGACTACATCCGCGAGGCCCAGACCCACGTCGGCCGCGCCAAGGGCGGCTGGGTGCCCACGGTGACCCGCCTCGGCGGGAACGTCCCGGAGTGGCTCCTCCAGCATGCCGTCACCGGGACGGTCGAGGATCGCACCGGTTCCATGAACCCGTCGGTGAAGATGAAGAACCGTTCGGAGTGGGCCGGGGACGCCTACGTCGACCGCGTCCTCTCCAACGCTATGGGCGCCCGTCGCCAAGCCATACTCGCCTCGATCGAGAAGGCCACGAACTCCGCGGCTCGAACGTCCGGCCTCAAGAAATGAACCTCTGGGAGATCCAACCCGCGGTGAAAGCCGCCCTCGTCGCGCACCCGTCGATGGCCGGTGTTCCCGTGCTGCTCGATGACGGGGCCTACGACCGCACGCCCGGCCGCGAGGCGGCCCTGAAAGGTGCGGGCGTGGTGATGATCGTCTGGCAGATCGCCAGTTTTGAGATTCCCGCCTCCGCCCGCGACGGCGTCGCCGCCCACCTGGTCTACGTGCCGGTGGTCATCGAGGAGAACATCGAGCGCAACCGCCACGGTGGGCTCGGGCTCCCGTGGGAGCGTCTTCTCCAGTCGAGCCTCGAAGCCCTTCCGCCCAAAGGAATCAACGTGTCCGACGGGCTCGTTGGCAGCAAAGGCGTAAGGTTTGATACCTCCCCCTGTTCCTTCAGCGGATCTCTGTTGGGCCAAACGGCGCGGCGTTCTCGATCACAGAATCGAGGATGCGCCTATCCATTTCGACTGGGTCCAGAGGGTCTTCGCAGTGCCTCAGGTTCCAGTGCAGGGTAATCCCGGTATATCGGCGACAAGACCTCGAGGTGAATCTCCGCCATGGCAGTACCAATCGCTTTCCGGAGCGTCAAGAACTCCTCGCGATCGCAATGCTCCTCGACATATCTCAGGGTATTATTAAGTTCAGTTTGAACTCTCGACAACCTCTGAGCCAAGTGGTGTGCGACTTCAGATCTCATTTGGGAACGGGAGAAAGTTCAGTGAGGAACACCACTTCCGAAGCCCTTCCGCTCCATGCAATCATTCACACAATTAAAAAACTCAAACCCGTCATCCTTGGTGGGTAGCAGTTCGATGCACTCGTTAATACATTCTTGCTTCGCCCTGGTATAGTCCTCTCGCCGAGGTCCGCACTGCGCCGGCGGCTGTGGCTTTAGAAGGGGTCTCTTGCACGCGTCTCTTCGCTTCTGGACTTCTGGGGGTAGGGGCGCTGGCGAGGATCCGGGGTCGGGATAGAGGAGGTCGGTTCCTAGTTTGATTCCAGCGGTCCCGATCTCTCCAACAATGATTGCCGTGCCTATGCCCGGGAACACCCGAGCGCCCCCCCTGCAGGCGAGTTTGAGCGACACGGTTATTGGACTCTCCGCCAACCGTCCAAATGGATCGATTAGCCCGATGGGGTCGTTAGCAACAACGGCATACAAATTCATCCCACCTCCCTCCATCAGGGGGTCTCTGTTGAACCAAACCTGCCTTGCCGGGTCGTAGAATCGGTATCCGTAGTAGTAGACTGCGTCGACCGTTATCACCTCCTTGCTGCTGAACCGGTAGATGTTGTCCGAGGCGCTTAGCGTCCCGGAACTGGTCGCCAGCGTGGCCCCGTACGGGCCGTACTTGTAGCTGGCACCGTGGCCCTGGGAATCATTCACCAGGTAGCTGACGTTGCCGTTGCTGTCGGCATGGTAGAAGTGATTGGTCGACCATGCTGAACCGTTCCAGCGGCTCCGGGAGAGCAGTCCTCCGATGCCGCCGGCGCCTTCAAGCGTGCCGCTGAGGTCCGGTCCTCGGGTGTAGGCCACAGTCGGGGTGTTGCTGTTGTCCCGCTCCTGCACCACTCGCATCCCGTCGTAGAGGTAGCGGGTCTGGGAGGCGAAGCTCCACGACGCGCCGTTCCAGTTGTACTCGGTCCGGGTGCGCAAGCGTCTCCTGCCGTCGTACCCGAACACGGTTCGATAAGCGGCGGAGATCTCGTACTGGATCAACTGGTTCTCGGCATCGTAGGTCAGCGTCCGGTTGCTGTAGGCCGTGAGATTGCCGCGACGGTCGAAGGTCTGCGCATTCCCGAGTGCGACGGTCTGCTGGTTGAGGGCATTGACCGTGAAGGTGCTGATGCTGGAGCCAGAGGCGTTGTTGGTACGCTGGTTGAGGTTCTGCGCCGGATCGTAAAGGTACCCCCAGCACTCCGCGGCAACCTGGACCCCGCTGGAGTTGGTCGTCCACGCCGTCACCAACTGCGCGGCATTGTCATAGCTGTACCCGATACGCCGATTCCAGGCCGACATGGAGGCGTTGGTGTGCGTGCCCACCATCCGTTGGCCGGCGGCATTGTACAGGTATTCGTGCTGATTCAGGACCGACGCGGCGCTGGTGCGGAGCTGAGTGCTCGTCACGCGGCCCACGCTGTCGTAGGCGTTCGTGATGTAGCTCGTGGTCGGAAGGGTCAGCTTTTGAACGAGCCGCGCTGCAAAGCCGCTCCCGCTGGCTGGGCTGTAGGCGTAGGTGAAGGTCCCAGGGGGGCTGGCGATGCTCCCCAGCCGACCGCTGGTGTAGCTGTGGGCCTGATTCCAAACGCCGCTCGGCTGCTGAACCCCCAAGCCCACGCGGCGCCCGAGGCGGTTGGTTACGGTGACCTTGGCGCTGGTCCAAAAGGCTGGATCCTCGGCCACGATCTCATTGCCGCCACCCAGCGTGTAGGTGTACCGAGTCGTTCCGACGGCATCGACCATGTTCGTCAGCCGATACAGCGCGTCGTAGGCGAACTGGAGGTCCGTCGTACCGGCGGGGTAGTCGACATAGGTCACGTTGCCGACCGAGTCGTAGGTGTAGCCGGTGTGGTATCCGTTCGTGCTCGCACCCGTGCCGGTGCGGGTGAATCGGAAGCTGAGCCGCCCCAGTGCGTCGTAGGTGTAAATCAGGTCCGGATTTGGTTGCCCCTGGTACCACTTCTCTTTCACCCGGCCGTCGCGGTCATACACCCACGTCGTGGTCTGGGACTTGCCATCCGACAGGGTGACCAGGTCTCCGACCGGGGCGTATCCGAACGAGTTTGTCCAGACGCCGACTTGGATCTCGTTCGTCCTCAGCCCGCGGGGATCATACGCAAACTGCGTCAACTTCCCGATCTGGTTGGTGTATCGCGTCGGCCCTACGATGTTCGTGCTGTAACCCCAGCTTTCGACGCCACCGTCCGGGGCGGTGCGAGTGCGCAGACGGCCCGCCGCATCGTAGCTCATGACAAGGGCAACCCCGTTGGCGTTGGTCTGCGTGGTGACGCGACCAGCCGCGTCGTACCCCTGGCCTTGAATGCGCCCGAGGGCGTTCGAGGCGACCACCAGCCGTCCGAGGTTGTCGTAGACGTTGGTCACCGACTCGAAGCTGTCGGTACGCACTCGGACTCTTTGGAGCGGGTCGTACGTGAACAGGACCGAGGAGCCCTCGGGAAGGTTGTTGGTGCGGAGGTTGCCCTGTGTGTCGTAAACGAATGTGGTGGTGCGCGCCAGCGCGGTGCCGTACGCCTCCACCACCGTGCGAGGCTGATCGCCGCAGTCGCAATACTCGAGGTACTTCACCCGTCCGAGCGGATCGGTCTCGGCCGTCACGCGCCGCAGGCTGTCGTACTGCCAGGTTCGGACAAATCCACCGCGGTCCCGGTGGTACGTCCGATCCAAGAGCTTGGTTCCAACGCCGTTGGTGTAGGCGAAGACCTCGTAGGAGGAATCCGAGTTGTAGTCGATTCGCGTCAGACGATTCAACCCGTCGAAGATGAAGGTGCGCGTCAGATTTCTGGGGTCGGTCTCGGTGCGAACGTTCCCGGTCAACCAAGTGTAGAGATTCGTGGCGATCGGGACGCCGGAGGACACGTTAGAATCCACGCTTCGATCCAACCGCCAGCGCTGGTTGTTGTCGGCGTGGTTGCCGGCGAAGTACGTTCGAGTGGTCAGGAGCCCGGCGGGGGTTTGAATCGTCGACACGCGGTTCGAGGCGTCGTAGACAACGTAGGTGACTTCCCCGAGGGCATTGGTGGCGCGCTCTGGCAACCCCGGGCGGGCTGGTGCATAGTAGAAGCCGGTGACGGCGCCGTCGAAATCCTGGTTCCTGACAACATCTAGACCATTGGTGTCATACTGTGTGCTCCGACTGCGGGTGTACGTGGTCCAACCGTCGTTCCACTTCTCCGTCACGGCGGTGGGCCGGCCGACGGAGTTCCGGGTGGTCTCACTGTACCACGTGGAGCCATCGGGCATCACCCGCGCCTCGACGGCCGGGAGCACCTGGTTGCCTTGGGAGGTGGCGTTGGGCTTGCCCGTGTAGTTGAAGAAGGTGACCTGGCCCTCGGTCGTTCCGGCGTCCGGGCTGGGCGCCTGCTCCCAGGAAATCGCGCCGCCGCCGAAATGGGTATAGCCCGCCCAGGTGGAGGCCAGCCAATGGCGGGTACGGGCGCGCTTGAGGTGACTGGGCCAATTAAAATCGGCGAGCGGCAGGCTCTCCAGCCCAAGGAACTGCTGCCGGTTCCAGTAGAACGTGTTGCGCTCGTGGCGCGTTCCAGTGTCCAATGTCGACTGAAGCGGCGTGTTCGTCGGGGTAACGGAGAACGCCGGCCAATTGCCGAGACCGTAGATGTTGATCTTGCCGTAGAACTCCTGAACCCCGTCCGGATGGGTGATCCGAGTCGTGCGGTCGAAGATCCCATGAACGCCGTTTTCTCCGAGGATGGAGAAGACGGTCGTGCCGTAGGGGGTGGTCACCGCCGTGTCCGCGCTGTAGTCACCCGCGGAGTAATTGAAGGACGATACGATGCCCGCAGGGTCCGTGATGGAGAGCAAGGGGCCATTGGTATTGGCGAAGGTGACCGTCTGCCCGTACGAGGTCGCGACGTTCGTCACGTTGCGGTAGAAGTACTGGCTTCCAGCGAATCGGTTCAACGTGAAGACAGCACCATCGGCCGCGGTTACCTGCCTGAGGTATCCATCCTGGTAGCCAAACACGACGGCCGGGCCGCTCGCCGTGTCGCGCAGCGAGCTCATGTAGAAGACGCCGTCGATGTTTGCGCTGTACTCGATCACGCGCCCGTTGCTCTCCCTCAGCCGGTACAGAGTGGCGGCCGTCCCGGCGGCGTTCTTTTCGAGCCGGGCGTTGTGAAGGAAGTTCACCGCGCTGTTCGTGGCCCCGGCGGCATAGGTGAAGGTGGCCCAGCCCCCGCTTCGGAGCATCACATCCACCTGGTTGCCGCTGGGATCGACAACCACGTAGGAAAACCAGGAACAGGTCCAAGTGCTGCCCGAAGCCCCCCCGCCGAGGCTGGCACCATAGCGCGGTAGACCATCCACGACGTTGGTGCCGAAACGTTCGGTCACGCTGACTTGAAGCACCACGTCGGGTCCGATGGCGGACCTGTACACCAAAGGGGTGTCGACCAGCCAAACGTTCAGGTAGGGCTCGCTCACGCGCCAAGTCACCATGCCGTGGCCATCGCTGACGGCCGACCGGCAACCGATACAACCGCTTCCCCCACGTCCTGAACTACCGCCACCCCCTCCTCCGCCGGGGGAACCGTCTGGACAGCAGGGATCGTCCTCAGGACACGACTGGTCGTCGTGATCGGGTGGAAGTGGTTGATGGCAACGACCTCGTAGCGCATCCGCGTCGTCGGCCGGCAGCGGAATGGTTCCCGTTAGCGGCGCGTCGGCCGCCACGATCGCCGCCCCGGTGGCGTCCGCCGCCAGTTCCGGAATCGTTAGCCAGCGCGGTCCAAACCGAACCGGATCGAGCACTTCCACAAACGCCCCACGTCGCTCCCGAACAACGATGTAGTGGTCGACTCCCAAGTGGATGACCGCCGGGATCGGCAGATTCTCGAAGTCGGGGATGCCCACCGCTCGAAGTCGAAGACCCACCTTCTCACCTACACGCAGAAGCTCCGCGATGGAAAAGCCAGCCGGTGACGATTCGGTTTCGACCAGAGCGGTCGAATCGTACTTGCCAGGCTGGGTCAGTTGGCCGAGCTGATCCAGACCGTACAGACCGCACTTGTAGGCCTCGCTCGGGTATCGTTCGGCCCAACTCGCCAGTTCCTGCGCTCGCCCCCAGTCGCCGGATGGCCGAACCGGTCGCGCACCCCAGTATTCCGTCGCCAGGGCCCGGTATTCGGCGATACGGCCGGTAAGCGCCAGCAGCCATGCCAATCCCTCGGCCGCCTCCGCCGCGATGCCGGGCCCGGGTTCATCCTGCATGGCTTTGGTCGCTTCATAAGCCGCATGGAAGTGCGTTAGCGCCCTGGTATAGTTGCCCCGCCGTGACCCGATCTTGCCTAACTGCACATGAAGGTCGGGAGCCCAGGTGGAATTGGGATGCTTGGTGAGGAAATCCTCCAGGGCAATGCGTTGCTCGAACTCGATGGCCCGCACTCGGATGCCCCAGTCCTCGGCTTGAGGAGGCACCGCCTCCGTGGCTTCGCGGACCAGACGATAGATCTCGGAAAGCTCGGCGGATTCCTCGGCATCGACGGCCGAGTTGGGAGCTGGGCGCAGGGCCGACGCAGGCCCGAGGGCGGGGACGGCGGACCACCGCTGCACCGCAGCCAACGGGCGTTCCAAAGCTTCGTCCCTCGGTGCGCTTGCCGCAGGTGGCTCGGCGACCTGCCTAACTGGCCTTGACTCTGGTTCGGCCGCTTGAGCTGCCCAGCAGAGCATCGAAAGGATGAACCCGCGTGCGATGGCTAGCAGGGGCAATACGACGGTTGTCTTCATTCGGGCGGTAGGGCGATGGTCGAGCCAGGGTATGGTGAGAACGAGTACCTCTGATACGACTCCTTGTTGATTCCGAAGCCATCCACGCGGTTTTTACAACCATCTCGCGGACGATGGGTCCACTGGGTACGCGACGCCGGCAGAGCCTGCAAGGGCATTTCTCACCGTACACACAAGTATCATTGGCGCTTATCGCCTTGAATGTTTGTCGCCCGGGCCGGGCACCGCAGCGTCTCCCGCAACATCACCCTCAAGGGCATGCGCACGCCCGACATCGGAGGAGGCAAGAAATGACCGCGACTCTGTCGCTCGAACTCACGCCAGACCTCCGCGCCCGGATCGCCGCAATCGCCCGGGAGTGGATCGGGACACCGTTCGTTCCCCACGCCCGCATCAAGGGGGCCGGCGTCGATTGCGTGAACCTGCCGGCGGCCATCCTGATCGATGCGGGGGTCATCGAGTTCGTCCTCACCGGGCCGTACACCATCGACGCCGGACGCCACGCCCCAACCAGCCTGCTCGTGACCTGGCTCCGGCAAGACGGGCGCTTCGAGGAATGGCCGGTCGACGAGCCGCCGGACCCACTGTCGCCGCTGCTCGAAGGCGACCTGCTGTGCTTCCGCTTCGGCCACGGCGTGGCCCACCACCTGGGCCTCGTCACATCGCCTGCTGGGGACTTCGTCCACTGCCTGCGCGGGCACGGGGTCATCCAGTCCACGATTGATGACCCCACCTACCGCAACCTCCTGACCAACCACTTCCGACCACGATGGGCTTCGGTGCCTCCAACGATCTGAGGGAAGCGACCCCGCAGGAACCCCTGGGTGTTGACGCCAAGCGCACCAACACCAACGAACAGGGGCGCCCGCTGCCGTACTTCGCTGGCATCGCGAAGCTCGGCGTGACTTGGATTTCGGAGTCGTGGGACGTCCGCTCGAAGCCCATCAAGAAGAAGGTCGGCAAGAAGAAGGAAACGGTGGGCTTCAACTACTACGCCCGCGCCGCCGCCATCGTCTGTCACGGGCTGGTCGACGGGCTCGACGAGATCCTCTTCGACGATGACGTGGTGTGGACCGGCCCCGTCGAGCGGGGAGCCTCCGACTCGACCGCGATCACCATCCCGGACCGCGGCACCATCACCTTCTACTGGGGCACGTCGACGCAGCCCCTCGACGCCAACCTCGCCGCCAGCGGCGTCGTCCATCCCGCCTACCGCCGCCAGTGCTACGTGGTCGTGGACCTGTTCCTCGGGGCCAACAAGACCTCGATGCCCAACATGGAGTTCGTCCTACGGAGGGCTCCGGTGGTTCCGTGGATGGCGGGCTCGGCACTGATCGGCCATGACGCGAACCCGGTCGCCGTCTTCGCGGAGCTCTGGTCCTCCGAGGCGTTCGGCCTCGGGCTGCCGGCGTCACACCTCGACCAGACCGCCCTCGGTATCGTCGCTGCCACCCTCGCCGCGGAAGGCATGGGCATTTCGCCCGTCCTGACTTCGCCGACCTCGTTCAACCAGGTTCTTGGCTCCCTGATCGAGAACATCGACGCCTTCCCCGTCATCGACCCCGCCACGGGCAAGATCGGGCTGCGCCTCGTGCGCGATGGCGAGGCAACCGTGGCCTGGGACGAGGACGACTTCACCGACCCGCCCGACGTGGATGCTGGTGGCTGGGAAAGCACCTACAACCTCCTGACGGTGAAGTTCACCAACCGCGAGAAGGCCTGGACCGCTGACGGTGTCTCGTTCCGGGACCGGGGGAACTTCGCGCTCACGGGCAGCACCCGAACCCGCAGCGCGGAACGCCCGTGGGTGACGCAGCAGGCCGTCGCCTGGCGGATTGCGGCGAGCCTCGGGCGGCAGGCGGCCCTGCCCGTGATGACGGGCACAGCCCGCGTGAAGCGCTCGGTCCTGGCCGGCGTCCAGGTCGGCGACCTCGTCACGCTGACGCACACCGCCGCCGGGCTGACCGCGTTGAAGGTCCGGATCGCCGAACTGACGGTCGACAGACCCGACTCACCCGAGGTCGCCCTCCGCTGGAAGGAGGACCGGGGCTGGCTGAACGCCATTCCCACCGCCGTTGCACCCGATGACGTGGAACCGGAGGGCGAGTACTCCGCCCAGCCCCTCCTGGCCAACGTCGCCATCGAACTGCCCTACGGCTATCTCCGCGAGGCCAAGCCGTCGCTGATCTTCCTGCCGGTCCGAGGCGACCCGCTGACAAACGGGTTCCACGCCTACTGGGAGCGGACGACCGACTCGTTTGTCCAGGTCGCCGGGGGCTCGTCCTTCGCCATGAAGGGCACCCTGAACGCGGGCCTCGACGCGGGGACCCTGGCCGAGGCCTCGATCGACATCACCTTCATCGGTGACGACTGGGACCTGGAGGAAACCACCCTCGAAGAGGCAACCACGACGCAGCCTCTCCAGGTCTTCATCGGGAACGAGATTCTGGTCGGCTACGACGCCCAGCTCACCGGCCCGAAGCGGTACACGCTGAAAGTGCTGCGGGAGTGGTTCGGGACCCGGGCCGAGACGCACGCCAGCGGGGCTACGGCCTACGTGCTCCAGTTGGGCCTCGAAAAGCCCCTCACCTGGACCGCCGACCTGCCCGAGGGAACCGCCACCTTCAAGGAGCAGCCCTACCTGCTTGCGCAGGAACTCGACTTGGCGACCTGCCCGGAGATCGCCGTCACCATCCAACGCCGCGCCCAGCGTCCGGCTGCGCCCACCAACCTCCGCGTGTTCGAGGACGGCGCCCACCCTACCTACGCCACCGGGCAGGACATCGTCGTCAACTGGACCCCGACCAGCGAACTGCGGTTCGGATTCAACGTGACGCAGAACCTCGACTGCCGGGCCGATGCCACCGTTCTTCAGGTCCTGACCACCGGCGGCACGCTGAAGGGCGAGATCGTCTTCGCCGGCAACACCGGCCCGGGGACCATCACCAATACCCAACTGGTCGCCCTGCTGGGCGCCGAGACCGATTTCATGCTGCGGGCCTACTACTCGTTCGCCGGCCTGCGAAGCCTGAACTTCGACGAGATCATCGTGAGGAAAGTATGAGCACCATCGCCCCCGGACGCCTATTCAACGTGACCGACGCCGCCAGCTTCGTCGCTTTGTCACAGCAGAACTGGGTCATCGCCAGCGAGGAACTCTTCCGCCGTGTCCCGACCTACCAGAACGGGATGCCGAACACCCTGAACGGCCCGCCGACCTCCGGGGCCTGGAACGTCGGCGACTTCTGGCGGGACCAGAACGGGGCGGAGTTCGTTTGCACCGTGTCCGGCACGCCGGGGACATGGCGTCAGATCGCTCCGGCCACCGTCATCGCCGACCCCGCCAGCGGGACCTTCCCGGCCGGCTACCTGATCTTAAACGTCTCCGACGGAGGGCTGAAGCGGCACGCGGGGAGCTTGTCGTGGGAAGCCCAGGCCGGGGGGAACGCCGCGGCCAAAGTCGGCTTCCATGGCGCGCTGCCCACCGCTCAACGGGCAAACGCCAATCAGGCGGCAGCCACCGACCTCGCCAGCGTCATCACCCTCGCCAACGAATTGCGGGCGGCGCTGGTCGAAAAGGGCTTGATCAAAGGGCAAGCCTAAGTCGCCAGGGAGCCTCCGCTTTCGCCAACAGGTCGGATCTGGATCGGGGCCTCCAGAATGTCACAAAGTGCCGCTTGCGCGGTTTGGGGTTGTGGTTTATCCGTCGGAGCATTCCTCGGATAGGCCGCGCGTTGTTTTCCGGCGAAAGTGCCTGCGTGGCGGGCCTGAAGCGGGAGATACATGTGGGGATTGGGGGTGCGAGGCTCGCCGGGGATTAGACCGAGTCAAGGAGGATCTATGCCCTACAACAGCGACTACAACGCTCCGCCCTCCAGCAGCAGCACGACGACGGCGCCGACGACACCGGAACCCGAGACCCCAAAGTCCCCTCTGGACGATCCTCCGAGCAGCAGCAGCACTTCCTCATCGAGCAGTTGTAGTTCGGAATGCGAGTGCCAGATGGGAGACGATGGGGGCGGGGATAACGTCTCCAATCCGTCTTCCGACGGTGAAGGTTCAGGGAATGGCGGTGGTTCCGGCGCCACAAGCTCGAGCACGAGCAGTTCTTCAAGCAGCAGTTCGACCTGCCCCGCCTACAGCGAGAATCCAATCCGGTACTCGAATGGCGAAATCCGTCAGGTGGGTGGCGGACTGAGGATGCGGGGCTACGGACAGCGTTGGGGTCACACCGTCAGCTACGGCACCCGGCTCAACGCCAATTATGATGGTCCGAACGGGCATCGCTGGTTCATTCGCGAACTACCCCAGCTCGGCAAGGACGGTTCCGGCAACATCTCGGTGCAGGGCGTTATCAACGACGCAATCTGGTTCAACAAGAGCGGTGTTAATTACGTGGCCCGCTTTTTCAGCCGGGAAACCCTCGCGGAAGCCGGCACGGGTGCCAGCAACGAGTTCACCTTCACCGACACCCACGGGCAGGTCCTGAAGTTCTTCGGTTTCGACGTGGCCATTCCCGCGGCCAAGCAGGGCCAATTCAAGAGCCTGACCGACCCCTACGGCCACACCTGGACGCCGACGTACAACGCGAGCAACCAGGTGACCGACTTCATCATGGGCACCTCGCCCACGCTTGGGTATTATTACACCTACTACACATCGGGCACCGCGAGCGGAAAACTCCAGTATGTCACCCTGAAACGGGGTACTACCAACCTCCGCCGGATCGAGTATCAATACCATCCGGGTGGCGACGGGAACGGGGCGACCAACGACCTCATGCTCGCCATCGAGCAGCAGTGGAACGGCAGCACTTGGGTGACCCTCGGATCGACCTACCGCCGCTACTACGACGCCGACGGCGTGGACGGTTTTACGCACGGGCTGAAGTTCGCCCTCAAACCAGAGGGGTATGCCAGAATGGTGGCCGCCGGACAGGACCCCTTGACGGCCTCCGATGCCACGCTGGCCGCTTACGCGGACCAGAAGTTCAAGTTCAACAATTCGACCGATAAACGCGTCAGCGAGGAGACCGTCAACGCGCACGGAACCACCTCATCTTCGACCACCGCAGCCTTCGCGTACGCGTACACATCGAGCGCCAACCCGGTCGACGCCAACCAGTGGAAGACGAAGAATGTCGAGACCCTGCCAGCCATCGGCGGAGGCTCCGGCAATCAACAAATCGTCTATAGCAACGGCCTCGGCCAGGCAATGCTCAAGGTCGTCAAGCGCGTCTCGGATAGCGCTGAATGGAGGGAGTGGACTCAGTACGACAGCGCCGGGAGGGTAACCCAACGGGCGGAAGGCTCGGCCATTTCCAGCTATTCCGAGGCAAGCCCAGGCTTGGTGACGCTAGCCGCTAGTGCCGGACTCATCCGGGTGTTCGAGTACTACGCCACCACCGATCTTCCGAATGGTGCCGTCGCCGGAATGCTACGGTACGAGAAGATCAAGCAGGGGAGTTCCGGGGCCACCACGACGGTCAAGGAGTTCAAGTACACCTCCCAAACCGCGGGCGGAAAGACAGTGTATCCGGTTTGGAAGGAGATTTTCTACCTGAGCGACACCGGCGGTGGTTCCTCACCGGTCGAAAAGGTCTACGCCTACACTTGGTTCACGGGCACGGTCCAGATGGAGCAGCGGACGACGACTTGGCCGGCCGTCACCGCAGCCCAGAACGGCTCCGGTGTTGCGGACAGCCGGGTCGAACGCTTCGACGAGTGGGGCAATCTGATCTGGATCAAGGACGAGCGCGGATTCATCACGCGTCTCAAGTACGATCTTGCGACGGGTGCGGTCAACCAGCGGATCGACGACGTCAACACCAGCTTGGTGACGGACGAACCCGCGGGGTGGGTGACTCCCGCCGGGGGCGGCCTTCATCTGATCACCGATTACGTGATCGACAATTTGGGACGCACCACGAAGGAAAGTGGTCCGCTTCACGACATCAGCCTGAGTGGCACGAGCACGCCGCTCCGCCGGACCACCTGGACGGTATTCAACGATCCGGGGGAGGTCCGCCAAGCAGTGGGCTACGAAACCTCGTCGACGACCTCGGTAACGGTGCTCACCGAACCTATCACCGTGACGAAGTTCGACCGTAGCGGCCGAGTCACGGACATCATCGCCACCAAACGCGACCCACTCGTTAGTGGCGCGCTGACGCCGACAGAGAACGTCACGACTCAAGCTCGTTGGGTGAGATGGCGGAAGTTCGTCTACGGAACCAATGAGCGGAGACCGGATGGCGAGCGGGCTTACTTCGTAATCCCGACGACGGATGGCGACCAAGGCAACGCCACCGACAACTACAGCGAGACGCTGTATGGCTATGACCTCCTTGGCCGCAGGACGAGGATCAAGAGCCCGGGCGGCACGATAACCCGCTTCGTCTATCACGTGAAAGGATGGCTCTTGGAGCGTTGGGTAGGGACGGATGACACCGGCGCCACCGATGCCAATCCTGCGGGCGCTGGAGCCCCAAACAACATGGTGAAGGTAGCTGCGTACGAGTACGACGGGAATGTAGACAAGAAGGAAGGGCTCCTGACCAAGAAGACCCTCCAAGTCGACGCGGCAAATACGAGGGTCACCAACTATCTCTACGACTTCCGATTGCGACGAACGAGGCTGACCGGCGAACTCAACAGCCGGGAAGACTATACCTACGACAACCAGGGTCGTCTCACTCGGCTTGATACGATCAACAATGCCTCCGCGATTCTAGTCGCTCGTCAGGAGACCAACTACGACAATCTCGGCCGGGTGTTCCGAACCCTGCGGTATGCCGTCAACGTCACCACCGGCGCGGTCGGAAACAGCCTCAAGGACGACTTCTGGTATGATGCCACGGGCTTCCTGATGAAGCGCAAGAGCCCTGGCAGCAGCGCCTTGGAGAAGTTTGCCTACGACGGAATCGGTCGGATGACCCGCCGTTACGTCACCACAAATCCCGCGGACGACACCTATGCCGAGGCCGGTACCATCACCACGGACACGGTCTTCCTCCAGGAGGAATACACGTACGACGCCGCCAGCAACGTCACGCAACAACTGACGCGTCGCCGGTTCCATGACGCCACGGGCGCGGGCGCCTTGACGACACCGAGTGGAGCCCAACCGAAAGCCCGCGTCAGCTACCTTGCCTTCTGGCCCGATGCACTGGGCAGGGAGCAGGCCCGAGGCGACTATGGGACGAACGCGGCCGCTGCGTTCTCGCGGCCCGCGAATCCACCGGCGAGATCGGACACCGTGCTCGTCACGTCCACCCTCTACAATCAAGCGGGAGAGGCGTACGAAACCACCGACCCGGCCGGCAGGAAACTGCGCCTGACATTCGATCAAGCGGGACGTCTAACCTCGCGCATCGAGGATTATGGCACGACTCCCGCGCTGAACCGAGAAACGACCTTCACCTACAACTTGGACGGCCGGCTGCGCTACCTGACCGTCAAGAACACAGTGACGGGGGATCAGATCACCAAGTTTGTCTACGGAACCACTCTGACGGATTCCGACATCGCCAGCAACGACCTGCTACGAGCCAAAATCTATCCGGATTCCACCGATCCGGACAACCCGCTCTCCGGCACCGATCACGTCGAGATGAAGTACAACAGGCTCGGTGAAGTGAAGGAGGTCAAAGATCAGTTAGGCACCGTCCACACCCTGTCCTACGACAAACTTGGCCGCCTAACGGATGATGACGTGACGACATTCGGCACGGGCGTCGATCAGACGATCAAGAAGATCAGCCGCACCTACGAGGTGCGCGGCATGTTGGACAAGATGCCTCGTCAGCAGAATTCGTGGGTAGTCGGAGGATCGGGTAACCGTCCAAGATTGTGATAGAGAGCCAGTTCCATGCCCCTGAAGGTTCTGTAGCCGTAGGCTCTTCTGGTGACGACTCGGATCTT